TCTTGAAACTTTCCAAAAAATGACTGTAGTCTGGATTGTCTGTGAAGAACTGCTCTTGGGGTCCAGAAGCCAAAAGTTGGACACGACCAGCCATTACTATTATATCCACCTAAAATTTTAATCCAGCTAAACCACTCTCAAATCTCAGAACATTGTAGTTAATTGCGTATATCCGGGTCTTGTTGGCTTCCGCGTAGTTATTGGGAATAATCTCCACAGTCAACATCTTGTGGGTAATACGACTCATGTTTACCTGCCCTGTCGGATAATATACCTCGGGTTTAAGAGAAAATGAATACATACCAAATGTGGCGATGTTCGCAGACGATGGACTATTTATATGATGTTTCAGAGATTGTTCGTATACTAGAAACTTTGTATCCCTGTTGAAAACAACTTCATTGTTGAAACGAAGTTCTACATTTTTAATGCTATTGTACCAATTTGGGTCGTTATCTTCAACAGCTTCTTCCGATTGAGAAACGAAGAAAAGTTCCTTAACAGGGTGTTGGAAGTTCAACATCACAGACCTCTTGGTTTCGCCAACTTTCATTTTGAACTGCGCCAGTTGAACCTGTGTGATCACATAATCGATGGGGTAGGACATCAGATACTGCCTCTCTTCTTCAGATAAATATACAAAATCTACATCTATAGACATTGTACGAATTGAACCCTGTACTCCATCTGGGATATCGTAAGGTGCGCCCACGGGGAGGCCGCTGTTAAATATCACTTCTTTCAGAGGTCGTAATTTAAGTTTAACTTCCACAATGTGTTTAGTTAGGGCACAGGTTGGTATGGCCAGAGTTGGATTTCTGTAAAAGTAAAATGGAAGATTGAGAAAATAGGTATAATCACCCTGGTAACTCAGTATGTTACCGTGCCCATTCAAAAAATAGAGGGTCTGATCGATATCATCATTCGTATTATGAAGTTGCTGGTACAAATAAATATATTCACCCGTGATTTTCTCTATAACTTGACCACCAATCAAAAGTTCTGCATACTCAATCATATGTGTGATTATAGAGGGTGACCAAATGGTGTCATTTCCCGTTTCATCGGGGGTTGGGTCATTTAAAGTCACCTTCAGGGTCATATTCTTTATAAGATCCCCCTTATCTATGGGAATCCTACACTCTATAACGTTTCCAAAATCCACAGTGCCATCAAACTGATTTTCTAAAACATCTACAGAAAACTTAGTGTGCCTTTTAAAATTCATCAGGAAGTATGAAAATTGTGGTTCGTCTGATAGCCATTGATCCTGGATACCTGTTGCGGCGAGTCTCAGACGACCAGCCATTCCTACTCTATATGAGTAAAATTTTGGTAAATAAAACGAGACACTAAATTAGAATGAACCTTCAGTTGAGGAAATTCAAACCCGAAAGTATAACAGATGACAGGGTTTGTGTGTTCATAGGCAAACGTAATACTGGTAAGTCCACATTGGTAAAAGATATTATGTTCCATAAAAAGCATCTTCCGGCGGGAATTGTCCTCTCTGGAACTGAAGAGGGTAATCACTTTTATTCTGAATTCATTCCAGATCTCTTCATATACGGTGATTATGACAGAGACGCGATAGAGAGAGTCATGGCGAGGCAGAGAAAATTGGTGGGCGCAGGAAAAATAAACTGCGGGTCCTTCATGCTCCTAGATGATTGTATGTACGACTCAAAGTTTTTGAAGGATACCTGTATTCGACAGTGCTTCATGAATGGAAGGCATTGGAAGATTTTTTTCATGTTGACGATGCAGTACGTGATGGACCTCCCACCAGCACTTCGCGCCAATGTCGATTACGTCTTTATACTCAGGGAAAACATTATTCAAAATAGAGAAAAGTTGTACAAGTCTTTCTTTGGTATCTTCCCCTCCTTCGACATGTTCTGTAAGGTGATGGACGCGTGTACCGAAAACTACGAATGCCTCGTGTTAGATAATACCGTGAAATCTAACAAGATACAGGATTGTGTATTCTGGTACAAGGCGACTCTCAGAAAGAATTTTAAGGTTGGGGGACCAGAGCTCTGGAGACTCCACAAGAAGATGTACAATCCCAAACACCTCGAGCAGAAGGAGGAAGATGCCAAGAAGGCCACCAAGAAGACAGCCCTAACGATCACCAAGAGAAAATAGTTGCGTTTTCATTTTTATCAAAAAACATAGAGTATAGTTAAATGGCTTCACCCCAAGTGAGTACGTTGAATTTGTCTGATAATGGTGACGGTATGGTACCTCTGAATACCAACCCAACCACATCTTTTGTGAATAATGAAGCTGAAAAAAATATACACCCAAATAAAGAGACGATGGATTCTACCCCCATTAATGATATCATGATGGAACCCCCAATGATGACCGACGAACCCAAAATGCAGGGTATGATGCCCCAGATGACAGCCCCCCAACCACAGGGATCTTACGCTCCCCAGCAGGCGGAGAAACCAGAGAGCAAGAATCCCCTCAACCTCACAGATGACCAAATGACAGCACTCTTTGTCGCGGTATGCACAGCCGTCGCCATCAGCAAGCCAGTTCAAGATAAGCTAGTGACCTCTATCCCCAAGTTCCTTAACGAACAGGGGGGTAGAAGTATGGTTGGTCTTGCTTCGACCGGTCTTGTTTCGGGCATCATATTCTTCTTCGTGAAGGATTACATTATCAAGCCCTAATTTTCCCAACCTTTATTACTATAGATTGAGGAATCGATACCCGTTAAATAGGTAATTAACACTCCACCCGCAAAAGTCGCCAAGAGCAAGAAACTCAAAACAAGGTTCTTTTTCCTGTCATTTTTCGGGTTTTTTACAGCTTCGCGGGAAGTACGCCACACCGTGTTAACCAAATACATGAGTATCATAGATACGACGGTCGACGCCCAAAAGAAGAGACGATCCACCGCGAGCTGGGGGATGTCCGAGACGATGAGGCGGAGAACATTTGGTATAATTACAGTCAACCACAGAAGATTGAAACCGTAGTGCTGGACAAATTTGGGTACAAAAAGGACTGCAAATACTGCTAACCAAATTCCTACACTCTGTAGTACCACACTAATTGGTGTTTTCATTTAATGTAGGGTAAGATTATTTATCCTGAACGTGCTGACCACAGAATTTGGTCTTCTGTGGTATTTTTTCGTAAATGTTTAGATTTTGAGCTATGTTTCTAAGTTCTACATAATTTTCCCAAAATTCGGGTGAGTGAGAATATTCCTTCACTGTAGAATGTGCCAACTCGTGGATGAGAACATGGAATATTTCGTTCACACCCCCATTCAAACATATGGTTATTTCTCCACCTTTGTTTGTGTTGTAGCCCACGGTATTCTTCATTTGTGTAAATCCGGTTATTGGAACGTGGCGATGTAGTACGCGGAATTTAGGATCATCGGTTTCTTTGAGATGTTCCCTGAGAATACGATACCTTTCCTTCACATCTGTAAACTCATAGGGTTCGCGCGTGTTGTGTAATATGTAAGCACATATGATGAATAATATAACTACCGCTATCATCTCTTATATACAAAGATAAATTTACTATAGAACTCTGAGATTGGGTTTCCTGTGAGACCCTCCCAAAGTTCTAGTCTAAATCCCATTTCCTCTAAACTCGTCACAAGACGGTCCTTGTAGCATATAGGCTCTGGCTTTGGTCCATCCGCATAGTACGGGGTGTCCACCAGGTGTACAAACATCTTCTCACCGTATTCTCCATACCCACCACCACGTGTCAGAAAGTAGTTTCCATCCCCATCTCTGTAGGGTGTCCTAAACACAATCTTCTCAGAGTCCGGAATGATACCTATCAACTTTCCACCCGGTTTTATTCGCTTCTTAATTTCCCGTAGGGAACTGAAGAAGAGGTCCCTGGTCTTGTAGATGTAGTGCAAAGAAAAGTTAAAACACACCACATCAAACTTTCTATTCGGACACTGGTGTATGTCACCCTCGTAGAAGTTCACCCGCAGGTGCATATTCTTCGCCCTAGACCTAGCCTCCACTAGAGCAGATGGCTCCGGGTCACACATGTTTATATTGACCCCACACTTGTGCCATTTTTGAAGATCGCCACCGAAACCACACCCAACATCCAGAATACACTGCCCCTTCTGAGCGACAGACTGTATCAGGGACCTCTTGGCGTCATTGTGGTTTCGGCGAATCTCTTCCATAGGTGTTTTTTTCATCACTCTTTTAAATAACTTAGGAACTTAAAGTTTACAGACCCAAAAAATGTATAATGTCCCTAGAAGCCGATTACACAACCGTCCCTGGTCAGGTCTTTGCGTGCATCTCGATCGTTGGTCCAGAGTGTCCCCAAAAGACTGACAAGTTTGGCATCAAGCTTCGAGGTGCCTTTGCAACCCGTGATGAGGCGGCGAACCACGCCAAGCGTCTTCAGAAGGAGGATGCCACCTTTGACATCTAC